AAGAATAGCAAGCAGATCGTTGGTATTATTGTTAACCCTATCGACTATAATGTCGGCAAGGATGGCAAGGCTGATGGTCTCTTCGACGATTTCGATATCGACTACAACCAGTACAAGTATCTGAAGGAGACCCGTATGTCTGGCGCTCTTGTAAAGCCTTATTCTGCTATTGCCCTTGTTAAGACAGTTTCTTCAAACAGTGGTTCAGAAGAGACAACTGGTGACAACACAGAAGACAACGGCGAAGGCTAATCTATAATGGAGAAAATTCAAAATGGCTAAATTTTATGGGCCCGTAGGATATGCTTGCCAGGAAGAAATACGACCAGGTGTATGGGCACCGGCTCATATTGTTTGGAAAAACCACTATGGCGATATTCGAAATAATTTCCGTCATCAAGATAATCAGGACAAAGTCTCTGACGATTTGACGATTTCTGATGAAATAAGTATAATTGCGACTCCATTTGCCATAAAGAATTTTTCTAATATTCGATGCGTAACTTATATGGGGGCTAACTGGAAAGTTACCGCCGTTAAGTTGGCATATCCTAGAATAAAATTAACGCTTGGAGGTGTGTATAATGGAAGAGAGGCCGATGGATGCCCTTCGAAAGAAAATTCTTGAAGTGACAGATATTCCTAATCTTTACATAGACCCTCCAGCGTCTTTAAAAATGAACTATCCATGTATAAGGATTAGCAGATCTAGCGGCTACACACAATTTGCTAACAACATGCCATATAGACATACTATTAGTTATGATGTAAAGTTAATAGACTATGATCCGGATAGCAAGTATTATAAACCTTTGGTGATGGGGTTACCTATGATACGATTTAACAGGCACTATGTTGCCGACGATTTACATCACGATTCTTTTATACTATATTATTAGGAGGACATAAATTATGTCAAAACTTGTTTGGGATAAGACAGGCGAACGTTTTTATGAGACAGGTGTAGACCACGGCGTTCTTTATCCGTTGTCTAAGACTGGTGAGTATGAGGCCGGCGTAGCTTGGAATGGTCTCTCTTCTGTTTCTGAGAATCCTTCCGGTGCAGAAGCAAATGATATTTATGCTGATAACATTAAGTATCTTAGCTTGATGTCAGCAGAAGACTTTGGTCTTACAATTGAGGCTTACACATACCCTGACGAGTGGGCTGAGTGCGATGGCTCTGCAGCTCCCGTTTCCGGTATTTCCGTTGGTCAGCAGACAAGAAAGGGCTTCGGTTTCAGCTATAGAACAAAGGTTGGTAATGATGTAGACTCCGATCTTGGTTATAAGCTTCACCTTATTTACAATTGTAAGGCTTCTCCTTCTGACAGAGCTTACAATACAATCAATGACAGTCCGGAGGCTATCTCCTTCAGTTGGACAGTTACGACAACCCCTGTTGAGACAGGTGTAGCTGATCTTAAGCCTTCTGCTCAGATCACTCTTGATTCTGCTAAGCTCATCAAGGATGGCAAGGGTGCTCAGCTTACAGCTCTCGAGGATATTCTTTATGGTAAGGATGCTTCTGGTGATGATGCTGCTGTAGATCCTAGACTCCCTTCTATCAAGGAAGTTATTGATCTGTTTAAGACAGAAGACACACCCGATACTGACACACCTGGAATTACACTTCCTGAGACAGTTACAGTTGCTGTAGAGTCCACAACAACTATTACACCTTCTCGTGTTTATCCTATAGGAACAACTGTAACATGGGAGTCTTCCGATGATAAAATTGCTACAGTTTCTGATGCAGGTGTTGTAACAGGTGTTGCCGCAGGTACAGCTACAATCACAGGTACAATCGCTGTAGATAGCAACACATACACCGATACATGCACAGTAACAGTTACTGAAGGCGAAGGCTGATAAGTCTTAAAAATTCAAAATGAATTAGATTCCCTCGGTATTCAGCCCGTGAAAGCTCACTCGTAATGAGAAAGGTCTTTATTTCATTTATACAAACTAATTATATTTTAAAGGAGAACCAAAATTATGTATAAGAAGTCACTCACATATGAAACATTTGATGGCGTTGAGGTCACAGAGGTATTCAGATTTAACTTTACACCTGTTGAGCTCACAGATATGGAACTGGATATGCCAGGCGGAATGCAGAAGTACATCAATGATATTATCGAGGCTAAGGACAATCGGGAAATGGTTAGGCTCTTTAAGGAGCTATTGATCAAATCCTATGGTGTTATCTCAGAAGATGGCCGTAGGTTCATCAAGAACGATGAACTCAGAGAGGAATTCAAGCAGACAAATGCATATTCAGAGTTGTTTATGTTGTTTGCTACAAATGAAGACGAAGCTAGTAAGTTTATTAATGGAATTCTTCCCAAGAAGCTTGTTGAGCAGGCTGAAAAGCAGAAGGCCGAGACAACAGTTATAACAGACAAGTCTAGCAATAACTAATGTTGATTATAAATGTACCTACAGTTGTTGATGTATGGGATGAAACCAAAGAAGAATTTTTGTCAGGGGAAGAGATGAAAGTTACTATGGAACATTCCCTTAAGGCTATATCTGAATGGGAATCGAGACATCATAAACATTTTTTGCATAATAAAGATTTAAATCAGGAAGAATTGCTTGATTATTATAGATGCATGGTGGTTGAGCCAAAGCATATTCAAGCGAAAGATCTGGTGCGAATAGTAGCAGATCCGAATACGATGAAAATAATAGAAAATTACGTCTCAGATCCATATACAGCAACAACATTTTCAGACGCTCAAAAGAATTCTGTAAAAAGCAATGGATTAGGAAGAGATATCATCACTGCAGAAATCGTGTATTATTGGATGGTATCTCTCCAAATCCCATTCGAATGCGAAAATTGGAACATAAATAAACTTTTGACTCTGATACAGGTTTGTAATATAAAGAACACCCCTCCAAAGAAAATGAACATGAAAGATGCTATGAGCCAGCAAAGATCTATAAACGCTGCAAGGCGAGCTAAGCTTGGCTCAAAAGGATAAGGAGGAATTTTTATGATTTCTAATTGCGGTCATGATGAAAATGGCAAGTATATCGGCGGTAAACCAGGTGATCAGACAGGTGGCGAGTATACTATTAGAGAGTGGTATAAGCGACCTTGGAATTATGTCGCTAGATACCCCGATGAAAACATTCGGAAACAGATTGCTAAAGATGCTGAGTTAGCAGCTAAAAACAATAAAATAGGCTACGCTCAGGATACAAGGTTGTCGTTTTGGAATGAACTTGTAAAGGTTAAGTTTCAGGTAGATAAGATCACGACGAAATGCAATGCTGACTGCTCTTCAAGTACAGCTGCAATCATTAAAGGTGTCGGCTACAAGAACTCTATTGATGCGCTCAAGAATTTAGTTTCCGAAAGCATGACAACATTCAATTCTAGAACAATGCTTAGGAAAGCCGGATTTCAGATTCTAACAGCGTCCAAGTATCTTAATTCAGATGCATATCTTATGCCAGGAGACATCTTGGTAAACGATAACCATCACATGGCAATTAATCTCTCTACCGGAGACAAAGCCGAAAAAATTCAAAATGAACCCAAAAAGTCTACAGAAGAACTGGCTAAAGAAGTTATAGAAGGAAAATGGGGAAATGGCGAAGATAGAAAAGCCAAACTCCAAGCAGCTGGGTATGACTATAATACTGTTCAGAAGAAGGTAAACGAACTTCTTAAAACTAGTAAGACAACTAAATACAAAGTCATCAATGTAAAGTCGTTTCTTAATGTTCGAACAGGACCGAGTGTTAACTATGCATCAGTTGGCAAATACTACAATGGAGATATTGTCGAAGTCGAGACCATTACAAAAGGCTGGGCTAAGATAGTTAATAAATATCCAAGATATGTATCTGTCAATTATCTTTCTAAGATATCATGAGACATGAATACGGGAGGATAAACATAAAAAGTAAAGGAGATTTTACAAAAACTCTTAAATTTTTACGGTTTATATCCTCCCGTTATTTTTACAATAAAATCGAACATTATGCTAAAAAAGGCGTAGTTGCCTTATCAGAAGCCACTCCTAAAGATAGTGGCAAAAGTTCTGATTCTTGGGATTACGAAATAGATATTTCCAAGGATAAAACGACTATAACATGGACCAATTCTAATACTACTCCGGAGGGGGTTCCAGTAGTATTATTGGTTCAGTATGGTCATGCCACAAGAAATGGTGGCTATATAGAAGGATTTGATTTTATAAATCCTGCTATTAAACCAATATTCGATGAAATGGCCGAGTCTATTTGGAGGGAGGTACAGAATGCATGAATGAAGTAGACAAGCGCGTTGTTCAAATGGAATTTGACAATAAGAAATTTGAGCAAAATGTATCTGAGACTATCAAATCTCTCCAAAAATTGGATGAGGCATTGAAAATTAATTCTTCGACTGACGGACTTGAAAAAACAGGAAAGTCAGCTCATAAATTAGATAAAGAACTATCTAATGTAAATGATACCCTGGTTGATACAAGGGATCATTTTTCAGCCATAGAAGTTATCGGAGTTACAGCTCTAGCAACACTTACTAATTCAGCTGTAAAAGCTGGAGCTAAGATAGCTAGATCATTCAACAAACCATTGAGCTTAGCTATAAGCGGAGGCAAATCAAGATCCCAGAATATAGCGAATGCTAAATTTATGTTGGAAGGTCTTGGCGTAGAATGGGAAAAAATCTCCGATGATATTAACTATGGTGTTAAGAGCACTGCTTATGGTCTTGACGCAGCGGCAAAAGTTGCCTCGCAGTTGGTCGCATCAAATGTTAGTCTCGGCGAAAATATGAGAAATTCATTGAGAGCTGTTTCTGGTGTAGCTGCAATGACAAATAGCACCTATGAGGAAATAGGTGAGATATTCACGACCGTTGCTGGTCAGGGTAAGTTGATGACTATGCAGCTTAGACAGTTGGAAGCTAGGGGCCTGAATGTTGCCGCGAGTCTTGGAAAAGTCATGAACAAAACAGAGTCTGAGATTCGTGATATGGTAACTGCCGGAAAAATAGGTTTTCAAGATTTTGCTAACGCCATGGATGAGGCATTTGGTGCCCATGCCAAAGAAGCAAATAAGACATTCTCAGGTGCACTATCAAACACTAAAGCTGCTCTTTCGAGATTAGGTGAAGCATTTGCAACACCAACATTTGAAGCCGTTAGAAGAGTACTCAACTCACTTATTCCTATTATCGATAAGATAAGCAAACAGCTAAAACCATTAGTAGCCATATATACAAATATCATAGATGGCATAGCTGGTGTTTTCGAGAAAATAGGAACAAATCTAAAGTATAGTGATCTCATTGAAAAAATGGGATACGCGTTTTATACATGGATCGCAGCTATACGGACAGCTCTTAGAGTAGTTGGCGTAGAAATGCCAGATGTATTCACTGGTATAAGAACAATTAATAAATTAGTTGATAAGTTTACTCTAAGTGGTAAAAAAGCCGATACTGTAGTAAAGATATTTGCAACATTCTTTCAAACTATAAAGCTTATCAATACAGTGATTAAATCCATATGGAAGATAGCCTTCCCTGTATTAAATCTCGCTGTTAAATTGTTAGGAATTATATTCGGCGTAAGTGGCGATTTCTTTGAGATATTATACCAAGTAGAAGGTAAATTAATACAGATACTTGATGTAGTATCATCTCTCATAGCAGTCGGTTTAGGTGAAGCAATAAATGTTATTATAACTTTATTGTCTGCTATAAAATTTGAATACATAATAAAGGCCCTTCATGTAATACTTGGCATCGTAGCGGCATTAGCTAGCGTAGTTATGCAGCTAGCTGGTGTTCTTGTAGTATTAGTAGGCGGATTAGTAGCCGGTATCCCTGCGGTTCTATCTTCAATACTCGGTGTATTTGGCGATCTTATGGGTGGCGCAAATGTTATAACGGATCTTATTCGTAGTGTATTTGGCCGGAAAAAGAAGACGACTCTATCTGTAGACACAGAAGGATTGGCTGATGCAGAAGATGTCGAAAAAACTGCTAATGCAGTTAAGAATCTTAATAAGCATTTACCAACTACTGAGAAAAATGCCCGCGGCATAAGCAAGGCTGTTTCTGCGGTCTCTAAAGAAGTAAAAACGCTTAATAAAGAGACAACCAAGGTTACAAATAATGCTGAAAAATCTGCCAGAACAGTTAATAAGAGTTTAGGCGGACTAAAAGAATCATTAACTGATATAGTTCCTCAAAATGATCATTCTAAGAAAAATGAAGAGGACGGATCTGTTATACAAAGGGCCACTGGCGATGCAGATAGAGCAAAATATTATGCCGATAAAGCCAAAGCAGAATTGGATAAGAACGAAAAAGAATCGAAGAATGCATTCCAAAGATTCTTCTCGCATATAGTAGACGTTCTTAAGGCCGGCGGTAATTTAATAAAGACCGCTGTAATGGGAGTTATAGGAGTTATAGCTTTCGCATTTTCTAAAATGGCGGAGATTATAAAATCTCTTAACTGGTTTAAGATCATTGGAATAGCTGCGGTAGGAATAGCAGTCTTTATAGTATATGAGATACTTAGGGCTATCCATAGTATCATATCTGCATTCGCAGCGATAGGCAATCTTGCTAAAGGTTATGCTGATCGCGGAGCAGCTTTGAAATTCCACGCCATGGCCGGTGTAATTCTAGCATTTGGCGCAGTATTAGTAGCTTTAATGATAACCATTGATAAAGTCGACACAAATAAATTAGTAGCTGGTCTTACGGCATTAACCGGACTCGTTACTAGAGTTGGTGTATTTGTGCTGGCGATGATGTCACTGTATACAGCTATGCAGATGCTAGCTGCTCTGAGTGGCATATTTACATCTATATCGAGAATTATGAATGTTTCTCGAAATCAGTTAATAATATCGCCAATACTAAAGATATTGATGACATATG